AACAGTTTAAACAGTGGGGTCAATATAGTAACTGGGCACACGCACCAGCTCACCGTACATCCGCTGAGTGACTATAATGGAACGAGATATGGCATTCAGACAGGTACATTGGCTGACCCAAATGCGGAACAATTCATCCATTACACGGAAGACGGACCAAAAGATTGGCGCTCAGGCTTTGCCTTGCTATCGTTTGAACGGGGTAGACTAATGCTTCCAGAGCTAATACAAGTCTGCGGTGAAGATGAATTTGAATTCCGTGGCTGCATCAACAAGGTTTAAACATGAAGCTTACCTCGTCAATACTTCGCAATCTCTATTCAGCGATCTACTGCATGAAGCCGTTTGATCGTTGGGATATGCCTTTGCCTGAGCAAATTAGCTTTATAGTTGACCAAGACCCAGAGGTAATGGGCACTTATCTATATGACGATGGGGAGCAGTTTGAACACGTCATCACCATTTCAACCAAAAAGTGTGGTCATTTAGCAACAGTTATTAGGGTGCTATGCCATGAATGCGTGCATATGAGTCGTTGGAAGACCAATAAATGGTCACATCACGATGCAGAGTTCCGTAGGCGCACCAAGGTCATTTCAGACGAGCTAGGCTTCGATCCGCTAGAGCTTTAAGGTATATATTAAATATATACGTTTGTACCTAAAAGTGTTCATTGCGTATACATATTGCTATCCATATGTATAAAAAAACGCAAAAAGTATACATATCCCGTTCGGGAATATTTACCTAAAAATGTAGCATATATTACACATTCTTCCCGTTCGGGAAATAAAAAAAGGTTGCAAAAAGCAACCTTTTGGTACTAATTGGGGAGTCATACCCCCCGTTAAATCACTTCTTTTTTGGCTTGTACAAGTCTTCAAAAGTAGATGTTACCGCTTTAAGCCAAAACTCATAGGCTTGTTTAGTGCGGTCTAATAACTGCTCATACTGCTTTTGTTGCTCTTCAAATGTAAACATGGTTTTCTCCATAAATTATGTTGCGATGCACCAATTATACAACAACTTATATATTTCGGTGGTAGATGTCGTTGGGATTATCCAACATTGCTTTAATAAGACTTTCTATATTAAAGAAGTATTGAATAACCCTCATGCCGTCATGCGTGTATATAGTAAAGCTCATTTGGTAGCAATCAGATAAGCGCCATAGTTGGCAAAACAGTACCCAGAGTACATACAAGCAAGCCCCATATTGCCCTTAAACGCTTGTTCTATGGCTATGTAAGCATAGATTAGCCCTGTAACTATGATGAGCCAGCTACTCACTTTCTACACTTCTTCTGCACGTTTATAGGGTCTTGTTTAGTAACTTCAGAGCAAGCGTAAACAGGCTCTCTCAGAGCCATTTCCATTGCAACAGACATTAGGTTAAAGAAACCAATGAGGAATAGGGTAAACCCTACTACACCAAAGAACTTCATTTCTCTTGTGTCTTTCTTAGATTAACATCTACCATCTGGGTCTTCTTCTTTCCGCTTCTTTTTCGCCAAAGGCTTTTCGTTGGCAATTGCTCTAGCCCGCTTAATAATAGATGCGCTGTCCTCATCGGGTCTAACTTTGTACTCATCAATTGCTTTGGTAAGCATAGCAATGATTCCCCATTGGACAAGGACTTCAAGTCCTTCTTTGTCAAAGTTAACCTCAGCGTTGGCTGAACCATCTTTATTTTCCTTAATAATTTTTACTGAAATTTCCATGCTATTCTCCAAAAGTTAATATTGGTTTATCTAAAGCCTCTAATGACCACGTTAAATACCGCCTAATCTCTTCTATATTTTCTCCACCAGACGTGGCTCTTGTATGACCTAGCGGTTTCCCTAGGTTATCGTAGAAAACCTCTCTGATCTCAAGATATAGATCGTCTGCGCATTCCTCCGCCACCATCTCAACTAGTCGTAGATTCCACGTCATGATTTTGCACCTTTCCATAGACTTGTAAAGTAACTTTCAAAATATATTGTATGTCGTTTAAACTCAGCTGCCCAAGCAGTTGAAGAATCTTCATTACCGCAATGTCGTTATCTAGGGGTTGCGGTTTTACTATCGTTTCAATCATTTCTCTTGTGCCTTTCTTAGTTGCTCATCAATGTATCTATCCAAGTTATCTTCGCTTGGTATTCCCTCGGCTAAATACGTTTCACGACCATTTGCAAATTCTTTTCTTAGCCATTGATAACGGATTACATCTGTTAGTTGATTTGTTTCTTTTCCTGCATCAAACCCATATTGCCAACCCATTTCAATCAATAGCAACTCATCTTCTGTATATGCTTTAGTGCGTGGTTCGCCATCTTCTAACCATTGACCAGCTTTCCATTCTTCAAATGTTTTGTATATCATTTCTCTTGTGCCTTTCTTAGTCTTTAAATATATCTTCTGCTGATATACCACGCTCTTCCAGTATCATTCGCATCTTTTCTAATGCCCGCTTTTCAATATTGCTAACAGTATTCTTGCCAAGAAACATTGTTTCTGCCACTTGTTTTTGACTCATTTCATACTGCTCTTTTGGATAATTCATTTTTCTTTTGCCTTTCTATCGTTCCCAAAAATAATTTTTTCAAACTTTTTCATATCATCCATGACTTGTTTATTAGTTTTGCCTGATTTAAGAGCAATCCATCTAATGTTTTTCTTTAATTCTTGTTTGATATTCATCATCTTTCCTTATAAATTTGGTGGAGGGAACTTGGCTGATACCATTTCCAAGAGTTCCTCTTCTGTCGTTTTAAAGGTTCGCTCAAACAACTTTCGACCCAATCCGTGAATACTGGAATTTCCCCGATGATGCTCGGTGCAGAGCGGGATAACAGGAGACTTGCTTCGTATGCCACCTCTCCTAATGTGATGGATTTCCGCTGGAGTCCCCTCGTAGCCAAGCGTGTAGCAGAGCGCACACCCGAATTCTGCAAGTTTTCTAAAGTGATCTTTTTCATCTTTGGTCGTCATGTTTAAACGTTACTTAATGCGTTTAGCTATCTCACGCTGGACATACCAAACCGCCTTGCGTAAGTCTTCTACCGCATTATCTTTCTCGTCTGCCCGCCATATGTATTTCATAGCGTTACCAAGATTGAACCCCATGTGTTCAGTAATCTGAATGCACTCTACCCCCGATGGGTGGGTGGTGTAGTGCCTAGGGTGGTTTACAGGGTCGTGTTTGGCTTTCATTTCAGTAACAGTATCGTCACTATGTTGCATCCAACCGCCAAAAGGTATCGGTTCTCTTTCCATTTAATCCTCGCAATAAATAATAAATAAAACATAAAGAAAAAAACAAGTTATGACAAACCCTATAAGGGCAAAAGTGGTTACTAATACAGTAATCATTTGTTCACCAATAAAATAATGAGCAATATAGAAACAAGCAACGCTTTATAAGCAATCCAAGTCCAATACTGTCGTTTAAGCATGGCGGGATCACCAATAAGATAAGTCTGTAGCCTTAACATATCGCTATCTTCCTCCACATACTTGGGCGGTTGATAATACTTCCCTATCTGAATACCAGTAGTAGTCATATAGGGGGTTTGACTGGGGCTAGACTTAAGCAATTCTTTTTTAGAAACTCGCTTTGAAACGCTTCGGAACATATCCCGTAGAGTCTCTGCGTTTAAACGGTCATCAGTTGTAAATGTTGTCATGCTTTCTCCTTAAAGGATCTGTCATCAAAAAATACATATTTAAATTTATCGGTTGGAACATCATAAAAGTACTCTCCCTCAGCAATCGCAGTATTTCTTACCTCAATCTGCTCATGCTTAAGAATCTCATCTGTGTTTATCCATAGTCCATGTTTAAAGTCTCCGCTTACAACAAAGTAAATGGTAGGCAAATCATTGTTAAATAACTTGGCTTTCCTAGATGGAATATGAATTGTTGAATACATAATAGGAAAACCACAAAACCATTGCCGTACCTCTATCTCTATATAGCCAACATTAATTCCATCCCTACTACAAACCAAATCTACTTTGTACTTTTCAAAGTCATCTGCCTTGACGTTCCAATGAGATTCAACCCACCCCTTTACCACCATTCTTGATGGTGGATCACAGGCATCGTGAACCTCTTGGTCAAATGGTTTGTATGCGCCAATCATTTTAAGTATCGTCTAGTCCAAAGAAACTCTTCTTTTTCTTTTGCGCCCGCATCAATTAACTGTTGCTCTTGATACTTCCTACTGGTAAGACCAACGTATATGCCCTTATCTATATAACTTGGGACGTACAATAGATCTCGCAAAACATAACACTTGTGTGGTGTTTTTGGACAAAATTCTTCATATAAATTCATAATAAATAGTACCCCGCCATAAATGTATTAACAAGAATCTTAAAGGTAATACCTATTAAGAATAGCCCAACAAAAAACGTAAGGATTAGTCCAAACCACAAAATAATGGTGCAAGCTAAATCCCAAATAGACTGCAAAAATATATTCATACTAGCTCCAATGATGGTTGTTTAAGTCTTTCTTTTTGTAATGCTTCATACTCAGGGTTCAATTCGCTGCCAAGATACAGCCTGTTTAAACGTTGTGCTACGGCAGCCGTAGTTCCTGAACCCATAAATGGATCTAGCACAATGTCTCCTACTTTGGTACTTGCAAGAATGCAAGGCTCAATTAATTCGGGCGGGTATACGGCAAAGTGCGCACCCTTGAATGGCTTGGTAGTAACAGTCCATACAGACCGCTTATTAGCCATCTCGTAGCTCTTCTCTAGTCCAGAATGGGGACTAAGCCCTGATCCCTCGTTGTGGTACTTGCCATCACTCCTATCCCTTGTACCCCAATCTTCTTTAACAGGCTCTTTAATAGCCTCGTTGTCAAAGTAATATTTGGAGTTCTTGGTGAGTAGAAAGATGTATTCGTGGCTCTTGGTGCAACGATCCCGCACAGACTCAGGCATGGGGTTAGGCTTGCTCCAAATGATGTCCTGACGTAGATACCACCCATCCGCTTGCAAGGCAAAGGCAACCCGCCAAGGGATTCCTATAAGGTCTTTTTCTTTAAGCCCTTCCTGTTTATTCCCTCGTCTAGCACACACTTGCGGTAGGTCTTGTAAATTATTAGAAACAGTTTGCTTAACCAAAGCCTGACCCTTGCCACCCCTATAGTTATAGTAGCTATCACCAAGATTTAACCAAACTGTTCCGTCATCCGCCAGAATGTCTTTAACTCGTTTAAACACATTAACTATAGCCGCCACGTATTCATCGACTGTTTGCTCAAGACCAATCTGACCATCGACTCCATAGTCTCGTAACCCAAAGTAGGGGGGAGAAGTGACACAAGTTTGTACTGTAATGCCTTGCTTGTGCCAATCCTCCATGATGGTACGGCAGTCTCCGAACTCGATGCGGTTCATCTTCCGTAGCCTACTCTGTTGCCATTGTTGTCGTAGATGTTGCGAGTGCCCTGACTATTCTGCACTTCATAGCCAATGCGGTTGCCTTGGTTGTTGTAGATGCCGTTCTTGGAATCCATGTTGTAAGGACTATTCTCCCAGTTATATTGACTGTTCTTATAGTTGTACTGACTGTTGTCGTAGTTATAAGGACTGTTTTTATAATTGAGTGGATTGTTCTCCCAACTGGTCTGAGCGCAAACCTGAGTAGACATAAGCAACATAAAGGTAATAATTGATATAGACACTAGTAAGCCCGCAACTACACCCATGATCCAATCTTTCATTTTGTATTCCTTTTCTTTTTGATTGCAACAATTCCTTGAGGCTCTTCCTTGATCCTACGTGCCTCTAGCATTTCATCTGCCATCCTGTATGCAGTTTTTGCTACGGAATAGTCGTTAAGCCCGCTAGATAACATTCCATTCATTGCAAACATAGCAAAACAGTCCCGCAAGTCTTGTTCATTCATCTTTATGCTCTCTTAAGAACTTCTCGATGTCATCGCTAACAACTTTGGCAAACGTCTTGCCCGATGGAAACATCATGGTTGCACCCTCACAGGAATTAGTAATACGGATAGCCTCGTTTAAACCTTGGTTAAACCCTTTGTTAAACGGGTCATTTCCTCCAGCCATCCGCATTTTGAATGCTTCCCTTGCCAATTGACCCACGCTAATATCCGATTTTTCTGCAAACTTTGTAATGCGTTCTTTTTCGGATTGCTCAAGGTAAATTGTTATGGAATTGCGCTCGTTAAAAAGGCTCTTCTTCGATCCATTGCTCATAATCATTTACCATTTCGTCAAATTTTTGTTGTGCATCTTTATTGCCGTTGAGTTCGGTTCGTGAATTGATACCGCAGATTCTATGAATAGCATCTACCGCATCGTCTTCACTACTAACTGTGAGTTCGTTTTCTTTCTTAAGCCACAACTGGAATTGTTGAGACCGACACAGGATGCCCGCTTTCTTAACACGATTGTCGTAGTGCTTGGCAGTCTCGTTGTCTTCGATACGTGCCATAGCCACACCATATCGTGCCCCAACAAAATCCCGCATTAATTCATCGGGGATCTCGTCAGGGTGGATATTAAGTGTCAGTACGAAACCAGTCTTGTCTTGTTTAAGGGCAATCTTGACTGCTTCAAACTGAAGTGCGTTCATTTGCTTTCCTATATTGTTCTTCCAAGCGGATTTCTAAGTAATTAATAATGGTAGACAAACCCACAATATCAACTTTAGATTGCTCTAGTTCCGCTTGAACACCTTGCAGTTCAACTAAACGCTCACATACACGCTCATAATTAGCGTATGTTTTCTCGTAGGCATCTACCCAACTAAATGCACCAAGCGGGATAGCCTTTGGCATTTTTGGCGCAGAACCAGAAGCATTAGACCGTTTAAACGCTTTCTCTTTGAAGGTGTATTCTTTACCCGCAACCTTTCTAACACGCTTGTTCTTAGATCCCAAAGG